CCACAAGGAGGTCAAAAACCAACACCTGCACCACAAGGAGGTCAAAAACCAACACCTGCACCTGCACCAAAGCCAACAAGTGATTGGCCTACTAGCAAAGAAGGACATACCCTTGCTGTAGGAGATTTAGTTACATACACTAATCAAAAAGGCCAACTACGGAAAGACGTACCAGTTGTTGCTCTACTAAAAGATAAAAAAGATGACAAGGGCCGGCCGCAAATACAACTTGAGTTACGTGGAGCAACTTATGCTATCAGTCGAGAACAAATTGCAGCAGTAAATGGTAAAAAATTTACACTTGTTGATGCAGAAGAAGGAAAAGGTAAAATAGAAGCACTTGAAGCAAGAGTTGCTTATTTAGAAAGTGTAATTAAAACTTTGTTAGAAGGCAAAAACGATGCTCCAATTAAGGCACGAGATCCTAATTGGCGCGATATGGAAGCAATACGCAAAAGTGGAGCCAGTGGCGCACACAAAGATAAGAAAAAAGATATGAAGGCTGGAAAAATGAAACACAAAGGAAAGCCATTCGAATCTATCAAGGACATGCTATACGCTAAATTGGCGGAGAAAAAATGAATTTAGTAGGATTATATCCTAAATTCACAGATGATCCTTACTTACGCACACCAATAGAACGACTTCAAGTAGAAACACTTCCTTTCAAAGACTTTGATAAGGATGGTTACGAAGTTCCTACTCCTTTAGAACATCTACATTACGAAGCAAACGGCGTAGAGCTTAACAGAGAAATACAATATCACGTTGCACCTGTACAAGAATGGTACACAGATGTTGAGCAAAGCGAACATGGGCTTGTATTAGACCATTGCATGCTATTAACTCGTTATGCATTTGCAGGTGAAGCAAGACAACAAATTGTAGAAGTTTCAAAAAATAGACCTATACTGCAAAAACTGTTAAATATCAAACCCAAGTGGGGAATTGATTTTAGTTTAGATTTTGTAACACACGATATTGTAATGGAAGTAATACACATTGAACAAGATTTTGATAATGTTGATGAAGCAGAGCAAGCAAAAGCAAAACTTGAATACCTTATTGAATCAACTGACTGGTTTGATGGTGCAATGCAACTTTATAAACGTAAACACGAATGGCAAAATCTTAGTTCAGACGATCACTCAGATTACAAAGCACAGTTTTTTGGCTGGCATCGTGCGTTTGACAATAAAAAAGTGTTTTCCACTTGACAATATCCCAAACATATCATATAATTATACTAACTTAAATGGAGGTTAGACCATGAGTAGCCGTACCTACGGACCAGAAGAAAGAGCAAAGCTCGAACGCCTTATCAAAGAAGGTATAACAGTACTGTGTGAGATTGAAGATCTCAATGCAGGACTAAAAGAAACAGTTAAGGCTGTTGCAGAAGAACTTGAAATTAAACCAAGTATCATCAACAAAGCAATTAAGGTTGGTAAAAATCGTGATTGGAGCAAGCATTACGATGATTTTGAAGATCTTGAAGGCTTAATTACGATTATGGGTTATGATAAGTAAAATCAAGGACTTTTGGTTACAAAGTTATAAAACAGACCGAACAGCATTTCTTTTTGAACTTATAAGTTTTATATTTACTGTGGGTGCTAGTTTAACACTAGCATTTACAGCAGACAATCCTGATATGCGCATTGTATATCCTGGGTTTTTTATAGGTTCACTAACAGGAGTATATGCTTACTATAGACGCACACTTGCTTGGCCTATGCTACTAACAGCATACTTTGCTTGTGTTAATGTATTTGGATTTGGAGTTGCAATGCAATGGTGGTAAAACCCTATCAATGGTTGGCTTGGCTCAGTACTGTATGCTTACTAACTGCCGCAACACTTGCTGCTTTTAATGTTTATCCAATTTATATATGGGCATTCATTATAAGCAATAGTTTGTGGATTTTAGTCGGTATACTTTGGAAAGAGAAAAGCCTAATTGTTATGAATGCCGGCCTTACGTTTATATACGTAGCAGGATTGTTAGTTTGAAAATATTAATTACAGGTGATAGTTTTGCCGCAAACTGGCCAAATGGAGACGGTTGGCCAAATATGCTTGCTAGACGTCACGATGTAACTAATCTAGCACAAGCAGGTGTTAGTGAATACAAAATATTACAACAAATTAAAAGAAGTAATTTAGAAAATTTCGATAAAATTATAATAAGTCATACAAGTCCTAGCCGTGTGCATACAAAAAAACACCCAATACATAAAAAAGGACTGCACAAAGATTGTGATTTAATTTATACAGACATTGTAAACAGAAACTATTGGTTTAATCCTGCACTACGAGCAGCCAGAGACTGGTTTAAATATCATTATGATGACGAATATCAAATTGATATGTATATTTTAATTCGAAAAGAAATACGAACATTGCTGTCAAGTCATAGTTGTTTAAATATAACACATACAGATATAAGTAACAAGTATACACTAGAACACAATGCTATTGACTTTTCTGGTGTATGGAGGCAACACAAAGGCAAAATAAATCATTATACACAAAAAGGCAACGAAATTGTTTTCAAAAACATACTTGACATTATTGAACTTTGAAAATATAATAAAATTAACGCCAAAATGGCATGTAGATGGTCCGTTGGCCAGTAAGCAACGAGGAGAAAAAATTGAGTTACGTAGACGCTTTCTTTGATCGCGATTCCGATATTATTCGTGTAGTAGAACGCCGCGATGGCAAAAGACACTACCACGAATATCCTGCAAAATATACATTTTATTACAAAGACCCTAAGGGCAAGTACAAAAGTGTGTACGGAGACCCACTAAGTCGTGTACTTTGTAAAAACACAAAAGACTTTCGCAAAGAGGTTGCCATTAACAAAGGCAAAGATTTGTTCGAAAGCGACATTAATCCAATCTTCCAATGTTTAAGTGAAAACTATTTGAACCAAGACGCACCTAAACTAAACATTGCGTTTTGGGATATTGAGACAGACTTTGATCCGGAGCGAGGATTCGCACCAGTTGAAGATCCGTTTATGCCAATCACTGCTATCACTGTATGCTTACAGTGGCTTAATGCACTTATCACTCTTGCTGTTCCGCCAAAAGGATTACCTCTTGAAGATGCACAAAAAATGTGCAAGGAGCGTTGGGGCGATGATGTAATTCTGTTTGATAACGATGCAGACGGCAACGGTGAACGGCAAATGCTGCTTACGTTCTTAGACTTATTAGAAGATGCAGATGTACAGAGCGGTTGGAACTCAGAAGGTTACGATGTTCCGTATACTGTAAATCGTATTCAACGTGTATTAAGCAAAGATGATTGCCGTCGTTTTTGCTTATGGGGGCAGATGCCTAAGAAAAGGGAGTATGAGAAGTTTGGAAAAACGTCCGAGACTTATGATTTCGTTGGAAGAGTTCATCTCGACAGTCTTGAACTTTATAGAAAATATACCTACGAAGAAAGACACACATACAGACTTGATGCAATCGGCGAACTTGAAGTCGGAGAACGCAAAACAGTCTACGAAGGAACATTAGATCAACTTTACAACAACGACTTTGAAACATTTATTGAGTATAACAGACAAGACGTTGCACTACTTGACAAATTAGACAAGAAACTAAGATTTATTGACTTGTCAAACGAACTTGCACACGCAAACACAGTTCTTCTACAAACAACAATGGGTGCTGTTGCTGTTACAGAGCAAGCAATTATTAACGAAGCACATCACAGAGGATTGCAAGTTCCAAACAGACCAAAGCGTGATGATGAAAACACACAAGCCGCAGGTGCTTATGTTGCGTTTCCTAAGAAGGGTGTTCACAAGTGGATTGGTTCGATGGATTTGAACTCACTATATCCATCTGTAATTCGTGCGCTGAACATGGCTCCGGAAACTATTGTAGGGCAAATACGTCCTGAGATTAGCGAAGCCCGTGTACACGAAGACATGAATTTGAAAAAGAAATCTTTCGCAGGTAGTTGGGAAGGACGCTTCAGCACAGAAGAATACGAAGCAGTTATGGAGAAGCGCAAAGACGTTGCACTAACTGTAGATTTTGAGAATGGACAAACCGAAGTGTTCAGCGGAGCAGAATTATATAAACTTATTTTTGATAGCAGTATGCCTTGGATGCTAAGTTCAAACGGTACTATTTTTACTACAGAGTTTGAAGGAGTTATCCCAGGTATTTTGAAGAGGTGGTATGCAGAACGAAAAGACTTACAGAAAATGCTTAAAAAGGCAAAAGATGCAGGCAATGATGCTGAGATTGCATTTTGGGACAAGCGGCAACTTGTTAAAAAAATTAATCTTAACTCTCTTTACGGGGCCATTCTTAATCCTGGCTGTAGATTTTTTGACAAAAGGATAGGACAGTCTACTACACTAACAGGTCGTACTATCGTTAAGCACATGAGTGCAGAAGTTAACAAAGTTATTACGGGCGAGTATGATCATGTAGGTAAAAGTGTTATCTATGGTGATACTGACTCTGTTTACTTTAGTGCATATCCTGTTCTAAAAGATGAAATTCAAGCAGGAACTATTCCTTGGACGAAAGAGAGTGTGATTACACTATATGATCAAGTTGCAGACGAAGCAAACAGTACATTTATAGACTTTATGGGCAAGGCATTTCATTGTCCAAAAAGCCGTGCAGACGTTATTGCCGCAGGTAGAGAAATTGTTGCAGAAAGCGGATTGTATATTACTAAGAAGCGTTATGCGGCATTAGTGTATGACACAGAAGGTTTTCGTTCAGACGTAGATGGCAAGCCAGGCAAGGTTAAGGCTATGGGCTTAGACCTGAGACGTTCAGATACTCCTGTGTTTATGCAAGAGTTTCTAAGTGAAATCTTGCTTATGGTGTTGCAAGACAAATCGCAAGAAGAAATACTACAACGTATTACTGAATTCCGCAAAGAGTTTGAACAACGTCCGGGCTACGAAAAAGGTTCGCCTAAACGTGCAAACAAAATTGGACACTATCAGCGTCTTGAACAGAAACAAGGCAAAGCAAACATGCCCGGACACGTTCGTGCTTCAATCAACTGGAACACACTCAAGCGTATGAATGGCGACAAGTATTCGCAAGAGATTGTAGACGGTATGAAAGTTATTGTTTGCAAACTAAAACCAAACCCATTAGGATTTACTAGTGTTGCATATCCTACAGATGAATTACGTTTGCCAGAATGGTTTAAGGAACTTCCATTTGATGATGCAGCAATGGCGGAAACAATTATTGACAACAAACTAGATAATTTGATCGGTGTGCTAGATTATCCGTTAGAAGATACTAAACAGCACAATACATTTAATAGTTTGTTCGACTTTGGATGATAATTTGAGAACGAGGAGAATTAATCGATAAATCAATAAAATCGCTTAAGAAGTCAAAATGCGAACAGAGATCTTCAAAAAGTTCTCCTGTGACTTGGCTATAAGAAGTTTTTCCTATATTTTGAAAGTAGTTTCGTTTTAAACCTCGCCTGCTTCCATATGTTGGAAATACTCCTGTAACAAAAAGACATGTATCGCCTAGTTCTTTTGCATTTCTTCTTGTTTGTGCTTGTAATAGTGACTCAGCAAAAGACTCTTTAGGTTCCCAATTAGGTCTGTCTATATGAATTGCTAAGAGCGCAACGATGTAATGCTCAAGATGTACTGGTAATTGATAACCCGTTTCTTCTTGAGTCTCACGAACAACACCGAAAAAAGCGTGAGTGTATGCATCGTCCATAATAATATTTATCGGTTGACAAATTTTTCTAAATATTGTATACTTAAAATACGGAGACTTATATGAACAAGAAAGAAGCCATACAAGAAATGATAGATGGACAAAGAAAGTTCATGCAAGATGTAAATCAAAATGGCTATGAAGAAAAACGCTATTGGTTTGAACAAGAAGATTATCGTAACAAACAGGCAGAACTAGCCAAAGTTATACAAAACGAAGCCCATAGAGAAAATTGGGAGGGATACAAAGATGCCCTCAAAGTAGACATAGGAAATATTGAATGAAAGTAGGATTTACTTGTTCGACATTTGATTTATTACACGCTGGTCACGTACAAATGCTACGTGAAGCAAAAGAACAGTGTGACTATCTTATAGTTGGATTGCAAATTGATCCTAGTTTGGATCGACCTAAGAAGAATGCCCCGATACAGACTGTTGTAGAAAGGTATACTCAGTTAAAAGCAGTAAGTTACGTAGATGAAATTATTCCATACATCACCGAGAACGATTTAGAAGATATTCTAAGAATGTATCATATTGATGTTAGAATACTAGGTGAGGAATATAGAGACAAAGACTTCACCGGTAGAGACACATGTCGAAGAAGAGAAATCGACTTGTATTTTAACAAACGTGATCATCGCTTTTCATCAAGTGATTTGAGAAAACGAGTAGCAAAAGTAGAACGCGATGGACCGATTAATTCAACACCAGAGTCAAATTAATAAGAGAGGACGAAATGGGACAACTACCTGAAGGAAGAAAAGCACTAACAGACGGTGATATGGTTATACTGTTGCATAACATGGCCCGAGATGCAGAAAAGGCTAAAAACGAATACCTTGGTTCTGAACTAAGAGAAACAGCAGACCGTTTTTCAGAACTTGTAAAAGCAGCAAGTATTGCACAGCATAAGGCACAGCAAGGATGAAAAGAGTACTTTGGGACCTATTATGGATTGCAATAGCAGTTGTTATTGGATACCAAATTGGTTTAGCCGAACATCCGTATACCAAATGTGTAGACAAAGGATTCACTAATCCTGTTGATATCGGTGAATGTATTTGGTTGTTACAAAATCAAGCGAGTTTAAGATAATGTGGGTTTTGTTTGTTTTAAGTTTTGTAATTGGGCAAGAAGAAATAAAAGTAACCTTTTACGACGAATACAAAACCAGTAACGACTGCTATATTGAACAAGCAGTATTAGAAGCCAACTTTACGCAAGGTGAGGTTGCACTATGCATAGAGAAAAAACCGAATGAATGATTTTAATTTATGGGATCTCAAGCGTCTTCAAGAAGAAATTGAAGATTTAAAAAATCTATTAGAGATGTTAACTAAAAAAGTAGAAAGGCTAGAGTCGCATATTACAGATGACGGGAAATAAGTTTATATTTGATGTAGACGGAACTTTGACACCAAGCCGGCAATCTATTGACCAAGAATTTGCCTCTTGGTTCGGACAGTTTTGTCAAAGCAATCATGTATACTTAGTTACTGGAAGTGATTATCCCAAAACACTCGAGCAAATCGGTCAAGATCTGTGTAATAGTGTAAAAAGAATCTACAACTGTAACGGAAATGATGTTTGGGAAAAAGGTGTAAACATCCACTCAAATAAATGGATACTTCCTCTTCCTGCACACGAGTGGCTAGATGAACAACTATCACAAAGTGAATTTCCATTACGAACAGGTTTGCATTTTGAAAATCGACCTGGTATGGTTAATTTTAGCATTGTAGGTAGAAACGCAACTAGAAAACAACGTGCCCAGTATGTAGAATGGGACAAAAAGACAAACGAACGTGATAATATTGCAGAATGGTTTAATAAACTGTTTCCTGAATTAGAAGCCCGTCCGGGTGGTGAAACAGGAATTGATATCGGACCTTGTGGATTAAATAAATCTCAAATAATAAAAGATTTTGATATTGAAGACAAAATTTATTTTTTCGGTGATAGACAAGACCCTGCAGGAAATGATTATCCACTAGCAGAAGCAAATAAAACTGGCAGAAACTTTCATGTTACAGGCTGGACTCAAACAAAAGAATATTTGCAATGGTTACAAGAAATGGGAGATGCACTATGAAAATCATGCTAACAGGACATAGAGGATTTATAGGCAGTTATTTGCTAAGGCGGCTTACTAAAAAACATAGTGTAGTTGGTTTTGATTTACAAGACGGTTGGGATCGAGACGGGTTAAATAACACTCAAGATTTACTTACATGTGACTTACCAGAAGAATTTGATTTAATTATACATCTAGCAGGTAAAAGTGGTGTAAGAGAATCTATAAAAGACCCTGCAGGCTATTGGCGCAATAATGTAGAAGTTACAAAACGTTTATTATCAAGATACGAAGGTACACGTATGCTTATTGCTAGTTCAAGTTCAGCATACGAACCACATCTTAATCCATACGCTGCCAGTAAGTATATCATGGAGGAAGCAGCCACTTGTTATCCTAATACCCTTTGTATGCGGTTCCATACCGTTTATTCAAGTACTCCTCGCAAAGGTATGTTTATGCAAAAACTACAAGATGGAGAACTAGAGTACGTTACAAATCATTATAGAGATTTTATACATGTAGAAGATCTCTGTGATGCTATCGAGCTGTGTATGAAAAGTAAGTACACAGGAGACATTGATATTGGTACCGGTACGCCTGTACGTATACAAGATTTTGCACCTGATCTACCTGTTAGATTAACAACTCCAAACGAGCGTAATTGGACTTGTGCAAATATGGAAAAAATTCGTAGCCTCGGATTTAAACCTAAATACTCAGTAGAAAATTTCTTGACAAACAAAGATTTAGGCAATATAATAAAATTTACAAATGGAGAAACAGTCACATGAAAGACATTTTACAAGATATCGTTGCTCACACACATTCACTAGGTTTTCTTAGTCTAGTAAAAGTAAGCAACGACGAAAGCACACAGATTGATGCTATGGCAGAAGATCGTAGCGTTATTTTAAGTGCATCAACACACTCACCTGTTGCAGAGTTCAAAGGCACGTTTGGTATGCCTAACTTAGACAAGTTAGCATTGCATTTGAAAAATCCGGAGTATCAAAAAGATGCAAAGATTCAAGTCGTTGAAGCAGAACGTAATGGCGAAACTGTACCAACGCACATTCACTTTGAAAACGATGCAGGAGACTTCCAAAATGATTATCGCTTTATGAACAAAGCAATCATTGAAGAAAAACTTAAAACTGTTAAGTTTAAGGGTGCAGGCTGGAATGTAACATTTAAGCCAAGCATTGGTGCTATTGGACGTTTAAAACTACAAGCGGCTGCACACGCCGAAGAGCCGACATTCAACGTATCAACAAAAGACACCGGCGGAGTAACTGACTTAGTGTTCAGTTTTGGTGATGCAAGTACACACGCAGGTTCGTTTGTTTTTGAAACTGGTGTTGAAGGTTCACTTACACATACTTGGAGTTGGCCTATTGCACAAGTGCAAGCAATTCTAGGACTTAACGGTGATATTACTATGAGCATTTCCGATCAAGGTGCAATGCAAATTACTGTTGATTCAGGACTAACCAAATACGACTATATTCTTCCAGCACAGAGTAAGTAATGAACAGAGATTTAACTGCAACACAAAATGACTATGCTGTTTTTCTTCCAGCGTTAAGTGGCTTCTATGCCACTTACGTTGGTAAACAGCGTCATGATGAATACGTAGACAAAAATCGTATTCCAAGCAATTTTGCTAATGGTGTTGAGAGTTTAAACTATCTTAATGCACAAGAAGGTGCATTTACTTACAAATGGACTCTATACTCTGCAGGACATGCTGACTTAGACACAACTAAGTTTGTTCCAAAAGAAGATATGGTACGTAATAGAGATAGAGAGAACACTTGGCTACTAGGCGACTCAGGCGGCTTCCAAATTGGTAAGGGTGTTTGGGAAGGTGATTGGAAAGATCCTAACTGTCCAAAAGCACAAAAGAAACGTGATGGTGTGTTGCGTTGGATGGATGCTTACATGGACTACGGAATGATACTTGATATTCCTGCTTGGGT